AAACACAAAAGGCTTTGAAGGATTTAAAAGCTGCAACAGCAGAAAATCAAATCAAAGATTTGATTGATGTAGCTACCAAAGAAGGTAAAGTAACAGTTGCGGCGGCTGAACAATTAAAAAAGGATTATGCTAACAACCCTGAAGGTTTGCGTTCATTAATAGCTACTATGCCTGTATATAATAGTATTACAGGGGCTATTGAAAAAAGTAATGAAGTTGTAAAGGGATTATCAGAAAAGAGTTGGAACGAATTGGATAAAGAAGGCTTATTGCCAGAATTGAAAGCAAAAGACTTTAATCTTTTCAAAACTAAATTTAAAGAAGCATTTAAAGCTGATTATACAGGTAATCAGAACTAACAATATTTTATACAAAAGCAAACAGCGATTTTAACAACATCGTAAAAATAAAAAACGCAAAAAATGGCTTTAGAAAAAGAAATATGGCGTAAGGATATTGTGGACAACCTCTACAAAGACAACGCTTTCGCAAAAAGATGTGTAAATGCTGATGCATTTGTATTAGCAGGTAAAGTGGTACACATACCAGTTGCAGGTGCACCTGCTGTTACAAAGAAAAATATTAGCAGCTTTCCGCAAACTGCTGTTAATAGAACAGATAGTGAGCTAACTTATGCTTTAGATACCATTTACTCTTTACCAAGACAAATTCAAGACATTGAAAAATATGAATTGAGTTATGACAAACGTCAAAGTGTAGCTGGAGAAGACCAAAAGAAATTGATTGATGACTCAATGGACAGCATGTTGTATCGTTGGGCAGCAGCAGGTAATAATGTAATTGCCACTACAGGTGCAGCAACATCTACTGATTTGATTGATGAGGCTGCAGCTGGTCAGAGAAAAGTATTCACCAAAGAGGCTTTTTTAACCATCGTAAAAAAATTGCGTAAAGCCAATTATAACGCTAAGGCAAATGCGTTATTGACCACCGAGCACTACTATCAATTTTTAAACAGCTTGAGTGAAGCTGAAAGAACAGATGTTGGAAGAGTGGTTGATATGAAAACAGGTGTTGTAGGCAGTTATTTGAATTGTGATATAATGATGCGTAGCTCTGTTCTTAGATATAGAAAGGTAAATGGAGTGTACGTTGTTGTAGATGAACAAGATGAAGGATTTACAGCAGGTGCAGAAGATTGTGCTGCAAGTCTTTTCTGGGTTGATAATGCAGTAGAAGGAGCAGTTGGCGATATTAAAGTTTTTGATGACAACGGCAACCCTCTTTACTATGGTGATGTTTTCAGTGCCTACATCAGAATTGGTGGAAGAATAAGAAGACAAAACGGCGTTTATGCAGTAGTTGAAGATTTGGTTGGTGCATAATTAGCAATATAATCACATCCCACACATAAGAGAAAAGAATCGCCAAAGCCAACTTCGCTGCGGCGGTTCTTTGAAAAAATTTTTAACAAAAAAAAATAAAACGACAAATGAAAAATTATTTATTCCTTCTTTCTTTATTCCTACTTTCTTTGAGCATTTGCACAAATGCTCAGACAAGAGTTGTTAGTACAGCAGATACTAACACAAATGCAGCCAGTAGTTATATTAACTATAACAGTGTTGCAAGTAAAGTAAAAGGTTTTCAAGCAACAGTTAGCAAAGTAAGTGGAACAGTTGCAGGTAAGGTTTACCTACAAGGTACTATTGACGGCATAGCCTGGGTAACATTAGATAGTATTGCATTAACCGATGTTGCTACTCAAACTAAAGTTTTCCCTATATCCTCTACTTCTTATAATAGTTATAGGGCACACTTTTCTACTACTGGAACACAAAAAAGCTATTTAAAATTTTCGGTATTACGAAGGTCGGACGAATAATATTGTAATCTGGCTGTTGGTTTTGTTTATAAATGGGTTGGCTGTAAAAGCAGCCAACTTTTAAAAAAATACATGAAAACGGTGGAAGTACATAATAACACATTGATTGGATTTATCTGCGGTTTATTCGGAGGTTCAGTTAAACTAATAACAGCAAATGCACACGACCTGCCAACACTTATATATGCTGCAATTACAGCAGTAATATGTGGAGCTTGTGGTGTAGCAGGAAAAGAGTTGTATCAATTTATTAAAAAGAAAATAAAAAGGTAATTTATGCAATGGTTAATGAATAATTGGGCTGAAATAATTGCTATAATGGTTGCCTCAGTGCCATTGTTAGACATTATTGTAAGGCTTACTCCAACTAAAAAAGATGATACACTATTGGAGTATGTAAAGAAATTTTTAGACAAATTTTTTCCTAACAAAAAAATTGGTGGCGGAACGCATTAAAATGAAGTATATAACAACCATACTATTACTAACATTTACAATGTTACTTCTTGCTGGGTGTAGTAAAAAAATTGCCCCAACTATTGAAGTGCAATACAGAGATAGTATTGTTGAAAAAAAGATAATCGTTCCAAAAGACACAATTATATATCTATCTGGAGACACTATAACAATGTACGATGTACTTGATTGTGAAGATTATTACAAAGCAGATAGTAGTAAAAATCTAACACTTTCCGTGAAAATTAAAAATGGAAAAATAACAGCTACTTGTATGCAGGATAGTTTGCAAAAAAGAATAACCATTTTAGAAGAGCAGTTAGTTAAGGAGCAGTATAGCAACGCCAATAAAATAACAAAGGAGTATGTTCAGGTAGATAAGCCTGTAAAACATATACCTAAATGGGTGTGGTATTTACTCACATACTCTATATTAATAACGGCTTATTTTTTTAAGAACCCCATTTTAAAAACAGCAAAACATTTACTAACAAAATGGAATTAACACTTATTAGAGAAATAAGAACTATTACAACAACAACAGGCAGATTGCTGGTTGATGGAAATGACGAGTGTTATACTTTAGAAGATGTAGATAGAGGGCTAAAGCAAAACATGAGCCTTGCGGAAATTAACAAAAGGAAACTATATGGCGACACTTGCATACCAGAGGGAAGATATGAAGTAATTATCACCTACAGCCCAATGTTTAAAAAAGCCATGCCATTATTATTAAATGTACCAGGCTATGATGCTATTAGAATACATCCAGGCAATAGCGATAAAGATACATTAGGTTGTGTTTTATTAGGCACTACAAGAAGTAAAGATTGGGTAGGCAATAGTAGGGTAGCTTTTGATAAATTTTTTAAAAAAATGGAAAGTTCTATAAAAAGTGGCAATAAAGTTTTTATCACAATTAAATAATTAAACATGAATAGCGAATCAGTAAGGGTTTATTTTATGGCTTACCCACATTTAAAAGAATGTTTTGAAACAGTAGAAGGCGTTTTGCACCCAGCAAAAGAAGTAGCAGAAAAGTGGTGCGAAATGAAAGCCAACAAAAACATTAAAGTGCATAGTAATCCTGCCAATGTTGTAGCACAAGAACCAACAGAGGAAATAGTACAAGAACCAACAGAGGAAGCAACACAAGAACCAACAGAGGAAATAACTGAACACTCATCAGAAGATGAAGGAACAAAATCAAGCAAACGTAAAAAATAATTATCAATTTTTAAACTCATAAAAACAATGAGTACACCTAAGTTATCTATAAAATTCAGCAACGGAAATATTCAAAGTCCTGTTGCTAATATTGATGGTTTTGCAGGATTAATAGGCACAGGTTTTCAGGCTGAAAATCTTGGTAAAATCTTTATCATACATAATGTGCAAGAGGCAGAAGCACAGGGTATTACAGCAGCATTAGAACCTGCTGCCTACAGGCACATTAAAGAGTTCTATACAGAAATCTCAGCTGCTCAAAAAATTTATCTACTGCTTGTATCGCCAACAGTAACAATGAAAGAAATGCTTGATGTTACTAATGTAAATTATGCCAATAAATTAATTAAAGCTGGTAATGGAGATATAGCTTATATGGGTGTTTTTAGAAAACCATTATTAGACTATAACGGTGGTGCAAACTTCTTAGACACAGATAGTAGTAATGCGGTAGCTGCTGCAAAAACATTTGTGCAAGGATTGAACAACCAATTAATTTTTACAAGGGTAATTATAGAAGGAAGAATTGCCAATGAAAATAGCACAACTATCTATTCTCCTAAAACAGCATCTAATGGATTTGCAGGTGTAACAGTAGGTGGCACATTGAATGATGGAAGTGCCAGTGTTGGGTTAGTGTTGGGCAGAAAAGTAAAATATGCTGCAAACATTAAAATAGGTAAAGTAGCCAACGGCCCTTTAAGTGCTCAAAATATTTTTATAGGCACAAAAGCATTGGGAGAAGATGGATTGTTGATACCAGAACAGGCAGAGGCAAAGGCAACATCTACACTTACTATTACTAATAAAGGCACTGATGGTGATTTTATATATATATATGTAATAGAAGCCAATACAGGCAACTGGAGAGGTATAACAAGCTATACTAAAATTATAGGCGATAGTACGCCAATATTGGTTGCATCATCTATAAAAGCATCTATTAACTCAGGTACTACTACACATGGTTATACTGCAACAGTTACTAACGAAGTTGTTACCATAACAGCACCAACAGGCAGTGGTGATACGCTTAATGGCTCTACTTTATATACCTATAACAATGGAAATATTGCAGTTGCTAAAACAGACTTTACAGGAGGCATTACTTATCGTCCACAACGCTATTTAAGCAATAGCGAATTACACAACTATGGCTACATAACTTACATGACTTATCCCAATAAAGCAGGTTTTTATTTCGGTATAGATAACATGGCAAGTGATGATGACTATAAAATATTAGCCAATGGTGCAGTAATAGATGCAGTAGCAAAAATAGTAGCAGATACTTATATTAACGAGTTGGAAAGCGAAGTAGCTACCAATGAAGATGGAACAATTAAAGAAACAGAAGCTGTGTATTTAGAGGAGTTGCTTAAACAAAGAATTGTTACCTCTATGGATGGCAGAATTAGCGGAGTAGAGGTAATTATAGACAAAACAGTAAACATTATCAACACAAGCAAATTAAAAGTAAAAGCACGTGTACTTCCTGTTGGCTACTTAACATATATAGATGTAGAGTTAGGATTTACAGCAGGTAATACAGCAGCTTAATTAGATTAATTTTTTAAAAAAAATAAACATGGGTTTCTCCACTAAAGAGTGTGCTTATGCACACATCACTTTACAAATGTTAGGCAGAACATTTGTAGGTTTAAGAGGGTTTTCTTTTGAAAAAAACATTGACAAAGAGTACCTACATGGTGCAGGTAATGAGCCTATTGACATACAAGTGGGCAATAAAACCTATCCTGTAACATTAAAGCTGTTAAAGTATGAAGTAGATGCACTGAACGATGCTGCATTAAATGCAGGTTTTGACGATATATTAGAAGTGCCACATGATGCTATCACCATTACTTGCAGCTTTAAAAAAAATGCCACCGATAAAATGAGAACAATAGTA